CGGCGTCAAAGAAAAAAGTTAAATTTCCTGAACCGAGTATCTCGTAATACAAGTGGGCAATTGACAAGTTAGGACTCGCCGTTGCGCCTGATAATATACTTGCGTCTAATAATGTATTCTTTGTTTCACCACCTAAACCACTTGCCTTAACGATAACTTTTTTACTATCATCAGCTAATGTTTCAGTAGTGAACGACATTATTAACTATAATTAAAATTGTCTTTTACAACCTCTATCACAACATAACCACTGGCACTTACCGTAGTGATTGAAATATCACCATCGGTTGCGTGATTAGCAGCACCTGCTGTATTCACAATTGTACCTGCGTTATAAACATCACTACCTGATAGTGATATTGCTTTCTCTGAAGTTGCACCATTTTTTATAAATGATATTGTAGCGTAACCTGTAAGCGCAAATTTTAGACCTCTAATTTTTAGTTGCCCATTGTTTTGATGAGCGTCTAATCCAGAAGCGTCAATTACGGTTGTGGTAGCGCTGTCATTTGTAAATTCCACTAATACTTTTGCAAACCCTCTAGTGTCTGATAGGGTTCTACTTGATATTGCCATATGCTATTCCCTTTACCTTTATCTTCTTAAAATTGTTAATGTTTCTTTGTCAAAGTAATTCATTAAATCGTTCACCTTAACATTATACATTTTAGAGGCCGCTTTGACATTCTTCTCAAAGTCAGCGATTACATCTGCTGATTTATCAGCAGCTCTAAAAACCATATCTACAGCTTTCTTCATCTTAGGCGTTAACTTATTGTACTGCCTAGTTCGCTTGTAGTCGTTGCTGTCAGTAATTATTTCTTCTTTAAATTTACTGAGCGTCTTGTTCATCTGCAGGCACCTCTTCAGCAGGAGTTTCCTCTGCTGGTTCTTCTATGTTTTGTCCAGAGAAGACATCTGCCTCAGGTGCTTCAACACCCTTTACTCCTGTAAACATAGATTTAGCCACGTCATTTTTGACATCATCTAAATTAGCACTAACTTTATTAGCCATTGCGTCATTAAAGTTTTTTTGTGCTTCTGCATTGTCGCCTTTATCTAAGTTATCAACGAAATTTTTTAAACTTTCTTTACTCATCTTTTATCTCCGTTTCATTATCTTTTGGTTGTTCTTCAGGCTCTTCTTTTGGTTGTTCAGCCTGTATTTCACTATCAATTTGTTTTTGTTCTAATTCATTTTGTTTTAAGATTTTTGTTCTTACATATTGATGACTATAATACTTACCAACATATTGATCTAAATCTCTAGCAAGATTAACTCTTTCTCTCATCATCTCACTATGTTTTAGTTCAGCAAAATATCCATCTTGTAAGTAGGTATATGTAATATCATTTTGCATATTGTCCCATTCTTCAGGAGCAATAACACCTTTTAAAACAAGTTGTGTTTTTAATAAATCGTGGAATAACATACAGAATTTTTTTCTTAGTCTGCCTACGAATTTAGTAAATTTAACTTCATCTCTACTAATCTCAGCTGCACGACCAAGGTTGAATCCTGATCCACTCTCTAATCTACTAATCGGCACGTTTAGAGAACGATATAGTTTTCTTTGGAAGTATTCTATATCTTGTATCTCACCTAGGTTTTGACCACCAGGTAAAGTTGTGATTTCAGTTCCTCTCCCACCTTCTCTACGAGGTAACCAAAAGTCTTCTAACATACTCATATAGTTTCTGTCATCTCTTATCTCACCTGTACTTGCGTCATATACAAGTTTATTTCTATATCTAGCCATAACATCTCTTAGATATTGTTCAGCCTTGATCTTAGGTAAATTACCTACATCAATATAGAATATTCTTCTCTCAGGTGCCCTAGCAATTCTGTATATTACAACAGCGTCCTCAATCATTCTTAACTGATTGACAGGTTTGATTGCTTTGTGAAGATAAGATAAAACTAAATTATGTGTTTGGTCAATAAGACCAGAAGGGCAATATGCGATTGCGTCTGTAGCAATCTTTAATCCACCTACGTTTGAAGCTGCTGTAGGATGTATTCCCTTTTCATTGAACATAAAGTATTCCTGAAATTTATCAGAGAAAGAGAAAGAGCCTGGCACGCCATCTACTCTTTGTTTTCTTACTTCTCTTATCTTCTTAATCTTTCTAGGATCAATGTATCTTAATTCTGTTATCCCTAATCTTGGTGAGTCTTTATCTATGATCTTATGATAATAAACTCTACCATCAACATACCATCTTCTAAAGATGTCATGTCCTTTAATATCAAAACTTAATAGTTTAAGTACCTCAGCAAATGATTCTCTCATTTTCTTTTTGATTGAATCACTATAATTTACTTTACTTAAATCTAGTTGTACTGATTGTTGATTTTCATTAGAAACTATTGCTTCTGAAACAATATCCTCTACTGCAAGGTCACACTCGGGATGTAGTGCCACCTCTCTATATCTTCTTATTAAGTCTAGTTCGTTTCTAGCGTTTGTATCGAACCCACCGTAAGACGCAAAGAACCCACCAGCAGGGACGGTTTGTGTTCCGTCCTCTGCTTGTGGAGGTACTATGTTTTGTCTTGGATCGGTTGACTTAGCGCCTAGACGCTCTATCTTAAACCCAAATAGTTCTGCCATATTATATCCTCAATTCTACTTAATTATTTAGTCGTCTATTAAGTAGTTGTATTTGTTTCAAAGTATTGGTATCTATGCGTAGCAGTAAAAGATTCTACCGCATTGTTAGTACCATAGTCCAGACCAATGTCATCCAACGTAGTTGGGAACATTCCTCTGAACGTGTATGATTTAATCACGTTACCGTTTCGGTCTAATTGGTCAACGAAAGCGTCAACTTGATAGTCAGCTGGATTAACAAGTCCTTCATTATCAGACATATTGTTAATACCATTTAACCATCTTTCGTATGCGTTTCTAATTAAGAAGTCAGTATCATTTAGCATAGTTGTAGTCCATGTACCGAATGTTCTATCACCCGCTACATATAACTCCCTACCTCTAAATGGTATCGCAACCTCACCCAAGGTCATTCCTGGTAGACTTGTTGATGTACATAAGAAAGACATTGTTTCAGTCTCCCCACCTACACTTGCAAATCCTGGAAAAGGCATTGTCACTCTGAACTGATTGGCACGAGCTCCACCGCCTCTTAACTTACTTTTAAAGTCATTTATATTTGGCATGGTTCTACGCTCCTATCACTTCTTCAAACGATACGCCTGTTCTAGTCGCAACGAAAGTTAAAGTTATAAAGTTGATTGATCTAGCAGGTTTGACAAAGATGTCAGCTCTAAATTCATTTCTATCAATGACATCGCCTGTATTGTTTGTTTCGTCACAAACAACCAAGAAGTCTGTAATACCTCTTCGGCCTTGTACATCTCTTAGGAATGGCTCTACAATGTTTCTAAATTGTGCTCTTGTAAATTCATCATTGAACTCGAACAATTGAAATTTAGAAGCAGTTGATATTGCCTTCTCTAAAGTAATGAATAGTCTTCTAACATTAATTCTATCAAACGCACTAGGAGCAGATAATCCAGTTTTATCACCAAACAAGATTGTACCTTGTCCTGGGAATGTAACCACTGGGTTAATTCTAGCTCTGTATAAATCATCTCTTTGTGTCTTATTAGGATTGTAAGCAAGTTTAACTGCACCTCTAATAACACCTCTGTTAAATCCAGCAGGTGAGAAGTGAGAGTCTGCGACTAGATCCGTTCTAGCACATAAACCAGCTAAGTCTCCGTTTAATGGTACAAATCTGAATACGTCAGCATATTTGTCGTAAGTATATTTGTAACCACTATCAAATACTACAAATGAAGATGATCTGATTGAATTGAAAAATCCAGTCACGTTAGTTGTTTGCGTCACACTATTTGCAACATTAACTACATCACTTCTTTCAGGAGAAGCAAATACTACTGCGTCTTTTCTGTTTTCTGCGATTGTAATTAGGTTGTCAACGTGTGTTGCTGAACATGTACCAGCGATGATTAGATTTACGTCTACCGTTTCAGCGTCTTCAAATTTCTCATAAGCAGTTTTTAGTTGGCCAACTGTAGCAGCTGAACCATCTGCACCACCTGATAATGAGTCATTTTTAACTGTTGTCACAGCAGTAAATGTTGTTGATTGAACAGCAGAACCCCAATTTGAACCACTAGAATGATGATCCATCCAATAAACGTATGCACCCTTATTGTATATTACATCTGGATAATAGTTAGTATCTCCTTGTGGAGTTTTTGCGTCAGAAGCTTTTGATAATGAATCATATACTTCTAATACATCTCCTGCTTTTCCTGTTATGCCACCGTCTTCGTCAACGACCACAACGTGAAGCTCATCATTTACACCTGATCTGTCTGAAGCATAAGGTGAAGTACCTGGTGCCGCATTTACTAGATCATAATATTGCCATCTTCTTCTAACAGCAGAACCGTTAGCAACAGCAGTGTGTAAACCGCCAACGCCTGAAGGGTGTCTTACAATTGTTAGAGTTGTTGAAGCAATATTAGTAATTCTATATTCATAACCGCCAGACTCGCCGAAGTTTACAATGTCTCCGACAGATATACCAGATACGGATGCTACCGTAACCGATGTATCGCCAACAGCTAAGTTAGTGTTATTTACAGTTGTTTTTGATGTTTCTTCAAATGCAGTTGAACTTGGACAGATGGACACTTTAATGTTGTTACCATGAGCACCTGCTGTTCTTGCAGCCCAAAGTCCTACTGACCCTGCACCACCTGAATAAGTGTCTTGGTACACCTGTGTATTGTTGATCAGTAAACCACTGCCGTTAGCAGTTGCGTTTAAGATCCCAGTTCCCGAAGCTCTTACTACTCTTAAAGCGTTTCCGTATTGCAAGAAACTTGCAGCCGAAAAGAACGACTCAAAAGTTGTAGAGTTAGGCTTACCAAAGATTTCTACTAGTTGACCCTCAGATGAAACTGTTGTAATCTCATCTAATGGACCTTGAGTAAAATCACCTGCAAATGCACCTATTGAAGTTGCAACTGCTGGTACTACATTTGTTAAGTCTTTTTCTCTTACGAGAACACCTGGTGAAACTTGAAATGCCATATGTGTTGTTCTCCTATTTAGCTAAATAGTATCATTAATCTCAAATCTATTTATGTTTTTATAGACCTTTACGGACCCTCACAGGCTGCCAGACCTCACCT